TGCTGCTCTTGTCGATAGACGCGATAACGACCTGGTTCAATGACACGAATTTGGTCATAAACTTTTTCTCCAAACTCTCCGTCAGGAACAACAGCTTTTTCGCCAATACGAACTTGCGTTAAATTGCCATAATTAGATTCACGATCTAAACGCCAACCATAAACTTTAGTTGGATCAACTTGAATCCAATATGGACGACGATTTAATGCACGCTCTTCTGCAAGACTTTTGGCGTCTGTTGGAGCGGGAAAATCAACCAAACTATGGCAATGTCCATAGGTTAATGCACAAACAACAAGACGACGTGCATATTCGTCTAAATCCGACCCGCAACCATCAACATCTTTGTTAAAAACTTCCGTCCAATACGAATCGCCTTCAATGCTGATCGGCTTACGCAGAATCAATCCGGCTGCACCAGAGATCAATCGCTGCGTATAAGGCGTAAAAACAGCACGGTTGACACGCGCTAAATACGCTGAATAGTCCTCACGAGGCTCTAGCGGCAGGAATGCCTCGCAATTCTCACGCAGATACTCTGTGCCGGAAACCACGGCTTTCATGTTTTCCCAGCCTTTCATTTGATCGATCACCGCACGGGTGCGAACAAATGGACTGTCAACTTTTCCTAAGTAGGAAGAACTGACTAAATGTGTCCTGACTGAGCCCGGAACAGAGTACGTCATGTCACCATTTTACCTTGTTAGCCCAGTACGCGGCACTCATCTTGCCCTTAGCAATGTTTTTGGCGTGTCGCGCCTTAAAACTAGCTCGCTTATCCTTCATTGCTTGGCTTTCACCGGCCTTTGGTTTGCCAGCAGTCTTTGCCCCCTGCTCGCCAAAACGAATCAATTTCACTTGATCGCCTTGCTTAGCCAAGACAACATGACTTTTTTTTGGATGGCCTGGTGTCCTTTTGGGCTTATTAAACCCATCCAACCCATGACGCTCTAATCGTGGATCTTTGGCCATTACTTTTTAGCTTTTGGCTTGCGTTTCTTTGCAGTTTTTGCTGCGTCCTTAAAGTTTTTTGCTGTTGGAGCGCCAGGATCGCCTGCTTTCCGCATCTTTTCGCCAGAACCGGCCTTGATTCGACGCTTTTTCGCCGCAATATTGGCATATAAACCTTTTTTCTTCTTGGCAGGACGGCCTTTCTTGCTGCCATAGGTGCCGGAGCCTTGGGGCATAACAAAAATTAGCGTTGACCTATCTTAATTGATTTTAGACACGTATTCCACCTTCACACGACGCTTCATTCCGTCTGGTGTCGTCCATTTTGGAAATATTACACGGATTGATGGGTCAAGCTCCTCCTCCGCTGATTGAACAGTCTTCCATCGATAACCACACTCCTGACAAACTCTCTCCCGAATACACTCGTTAAGCTGCGACGTATAACGCCCCAATACACGGGACTCCACAGAGTCGCACTTTGGGCACAATGGCGAGTTAGACGCTCGAAACATCCTTAATACAGGCGGTAAGACGTAGTTCCCATGGCCTCTGGTTTGGCCAAGTTGAACTGCTGCAATACAAGATAGCCGAAAGCGTCAAACGCATGGTCCACTCCTAAATTTTTGTTAGGCAAACCAGTGCCTGGTGCATACGTCAATGTCCTTAATGACTTGATCAGCTCCTTACACCTTGGATGAATCTTGACCCTTCGCGTTCCAGAAGCATCCATTAGACCGGTGTTGACAGCTGTAATCTTGTCTCGGATCTTCCACGGTGATCTAGGGCTTTGAACCGTGAAACCGCTACGTCGCAAAATTGCGTGGTCTGTCACACCAACACCACTTGTCTTTCTTGCACCACCAGTTGGGTCAGGACACGCAATAACCCTGCGATCTACTCCATATCGTCGTGTAACCTCATCCGCAAAATCCCATGTCGTTGCTCCACCTGTCAAAGTGATTTCGTCAAATACATAAAGCGTGTCAGAATCTTTGACCGCACAAATGCCACTCATTGGATCAACGTTAAAATCCACCCCCAATAGCAACGGTTGAATTGATATATCCTTCGCTTCGGTCGAAATGTTGTCGTCCGAAAAGCTGATTGCGACCAAACCAGTTAAGTTCTCAAAGGACGCTTCGAATTCCTGGCGGA